ATAAAACAAAAGTTTAGATCATCAGTCGTTCTTAATTTTTCTTATTACAAACTATCCAAAATTACAGGTCTGCATAAAAATACAGTGAAGAAGCGGTTAGAAGTTCTTGGAAGCATGGATCTATTAGACTTTGTTGGAAAGAACAATAAACATCTTCTTTTCAAATCTGTTCGTGCTGCTAGGTCAAATGTAAGATTGGATGGATTGGACTTATCAAATATCAAGGCGATTGAAACTGGATTGCAAGCATTATTTATAACGGAAGAACAAAGACGGAAAAATTACGTCAATCATCAAGTAATTAAAGGGACTAAGCCGAAAGGACATTTATCTAAATCAAAGTACAGAGAATGGAAGAAGGCTAAAAAGTTCTGCACCATGCATGGATTGACTGAATTTAAAGACAATGGGATTTCGTTTGATACATTGGCTAAAAGAATGAAAACAAGCAAAAGTAAAGTTGCTAAAGCGATTTCTTTTGGTGAAAAAATTGGAATTTTAAGAAGGAATCATAACTTTAAGGTTGTTTGCCCTTTTGATTCTAAAATGGATGCTTTGTTATGTTTGAAACATAACTTTCAAGGTAGGCTTAAAGTTATTGACAACAACTTAGTATATATCATGTGTAACACGTACTCTGTCATTGGAAGTAAACAGGCGGCTTTAATGTATTAGAGTATCAAAAATGACCTATTATGAATGAAGAAAAATCAGAATTTGCCAATGATTTGTATAGACTAGGCAAAGTAGCAATATTGAGATTTGCTGAATTGTTAGAAAAAGAAGGTGTAAATGAAAAAACTGGTAAAGTAATAGAAATAGCTTCTGTCAGTATAAGAAATTTTGAAAAAGCAGGTTTTGACTGTGCAGAATTGAGAAATGCACTTTATAGGGCAATAAGTGTATTTAGCAAATCTAAAAAGAGAAAAGAATTACCGATAGGTACTGAAATAAAACTACCATTTACTACTTTAAAAGTAGAAGAATGGGGTGATGGTGTAACCCCTTCTTGCGCAAATTGTTTCTTTTTAGACGTTTGTAAAGAGAATGGTAAATTTGTATATGAATCTTTTGGAACTTGTGATGCTTCTGAAAGAGAAGATGAAACCAATGTTATATTTAAAGAGATAAGCAATGAAAACATGGAATAGAATGATAAAAGACGGATGGAATAATGCAAGGGAGATAAAGCCTAGCAAATATAACACCGTGAACGTCTGTCTAAAAGATGGCAGATATACTAACTCTTTTTGGACTGGGCGAGAATGGGCTTATAATGTAGAGCCTATTTTATGGAGAGAAATAGAAGAAGTAATAGTACCAATGTGTAAACGAATTTAATATGGACTACAGCAAATACGAAAATAGAAAGAAATATCCTTCTTTGCGTGAAGAGAAAGCATATAAAATGACTTTAGAAGGACAAGTATACAAACTCACCGCAACCGGAGAGGAAATAAAGAAGATGTTGAATGATATTCCAAACAAAGTGAAAAAGTGGAAAAAGGATATGATTTCAGCATATAATCAAGAACAAAATAACAACCTTCTTAAATTTAAAAAAGATGCAATGAAAGAACTTGGTTTGGATGAATATCCGCGTAGTTTACAGGACAGAATTTTCAGTAAAAGTTTAAGTGATTGTTCAAGTTTTGGATATTATGAGATGTTTCAGTATTTAACCAGTATGGCTGAACTTCTTGAAGGTTTTGAAATAAAAGAGAAGAAATGAGAAAACTACCAGAAATAGGAAAGTTTTACGATTGTTATGACGATGGTAAAATACATGATAGTCGGAAATATTTGGTTCGCATAACCAATATAATTCCTTTTAGTGAAATATCTTCTGAAATATTAAAAAAATGGGAAGAATATAAAGAAGGATATGATTGGTTGTTTGCAAAAGAAACGGATTACTTTATCATTGCTAACAGTTATGAAAGAGGAGAATTTTGTTTATCTGAATCAATATTTGTTCGTACTAATGATGGCGAATGGTTTAGTATGGGTGAATTGTGGAATAGTGGACTTTTAATCGTAGAATAATTATGAGAACGGCAATATTATTAGGAGCAACATTAATCGCAGAATGCATTAATAAAGATTGTGTTAGTGAAAATATAGATATACTATCTCTTTGTATGTTTATTTTCATAATTGCTGATGTTATTGATTTTATTTTAAATATTTTTAAAAAATAAATATGAAAGCAGAAGAATTGAGAATTGGTAATTACGTTAAAATAGATGCAGGAATTGGGAAAGTAGTATCTTTAATGAGTAATACTTTTTGTAATGAATGTGCTAATGACGATTACAACATAACAATTGAAATGGATAATGGTACTTTCAGAGAAGAGGAAGAAACTAAAGTTGAAGGTATTCCTCTAACAGAAGAAATACTCCTGAATTGCGGATTTGAAAAGATTAATCATATTAGTGGATATATCTTTTATTCTTTTGATAGAAATTATAAGAGAGAAAAATTTGCTTATATGCCATTAGACGTATATCTTAATCCTAATTATGCAAAAATAGCTAATTTCACAGTTCAACAAAATGTAGAATATGTCCACCAATTACAAAACTTATTTTATGCAATTAATGGAAAAGAATTAAACATACAATTATGAAGAGTAACGTTTACTACCTATTTTTAGCACTGATGGCATTATTGCTAATGTCATGTGAAGAAGCACCACGAACTGAAAAAGATTCAGTTATAGAGTATGATGTGATTGAAATTGATTCATGTGAGTATATTATGGTTCAATCAGAAGCGTATCGTTTGAAAAAGGTAACCAGTATAGCACATAAGGGTAATTGCAAGTATTGCAAAGAAAGGAATAATACAGAACAGATTAATACTAGTGTAGAACATAAGACTGTTACTGATACTATTCTAATTTATAAATATATTAAATAAGATGAGAAATGAATATAGATAAATTTATTAATAGTACTATGAAAAGCTATGATGAATATCGAAAGAATTGTAACATTATAGCTAAGGAGGCGCAAAGATATATCGACTTTGACGATTTCGTTTCTTGCGAGTATATCAATGGCACAGGACTTAGTATCTTGATAACATTACCTGAAACAGATGATTATACTATTCCTGAATGTATATGTCCTATAGTATGGTTCTTTGAATATGCCAAAGGTAAGGACAAACTATCAGTGGATGACATTAAAAAACTATCATTATGAGTAAGATAAAGCAAATGTTACTGGCAACAGCAGCAATGTGTGCAGCAGCGCAAAGTTACAATCCATACTCAATAAATCATAAAGAAGGAATGGCTTTTAATCCTGACTATAAAGTTAAGTCATCAGTTAAAGAGTTGAGAGAGTTTACCATAAAAGGGAAGAAAGTTAGGGCATACTCTAAAAAGGATGCTATTAAACGATTGAGATATAAGAAATAACTAAAATATTAAAATATGGAAAGCATAAATCAAGGTTCTATTCCAAAAACAGAATCAAGTGCAGTAAATACGTATAACGGAATGTTCGGACAGCAAGGATGGATTTGCCCGAAGTGTGGGAGAGTGTATTCACCTTTTACTCAAATGTGTTTGTATTGTAAGCCCAATAATACAACAACTGTTTCTAATATTGGTAACAGAACTAATAATATTGTCAGTGAAAAAGAACTAAGAGAAAACCGTAAAACAGAGTAAAAATATGGAAGATTTAATAAAAGCATTGCAGATATTTCTAAAGTATGGAAATCCTGATTATCCGACTTCTTGTAATCACGATGAATTATTTGTCGATATTTCCCCTGAAAAGGTTTCAGAAGAAGATTTAGAAATGTTGAGAACACTCGGATTCTTTCCATTTGAAGATGGAAGCGGTTTTTATTCGTTTAGATTTGGTAGTTGTTAACCTTTCAAATAAAGATAATTATGAAACAGACATTAGAAGAAGCAGCATACGACTATGCTACTAATAAAACAAAGTTTAGAAAAGAGGTTTTAAAGGAGGTTGATTCAGATAACTACGTTAGTCGGAAATCTGATTGTATGGAAGATTTTCAATGTGGTGCAGAATGGCACGCAAAGCAATCCCAATGGATAAGTGCCAATAAATATCCTCCTATAGATAAGCCATTACTTCTTAATTATAGCAATGGTAGTGTTTATGATATGCAACTTGGTTATTATGATGGGTGTCATTATTGTAATACTTACGGTCAAGAAGTGGATAAACATATAGTAGGTTATATGCCGATTCCGTCTTTCGATGAAATACTGGAAGCCAACAGAGATGTGCTAGAACGGATTAAAGAGAAAGGAGATTGACTAATGAGATTTATATTAATTATACTTATGATAACCATGCTATTATCTTGTAAAGATAATATAGCTGGTCCTTTAAAAGGTGGAACGATTATTACTGTTAAAGGAGACACTATTAAGTTTTATGGAGGAACGTTGACTTATAGCGGATTTGGCACTAGAAGTATTAGGGATATTGCAATTAATGATTTAAAGGAGAAAGGAGATTGATTATGTATGTAGCAAGAGACAAAGACGGTGATTTGTATCTTTATAAAGATCATCCCATAAAGTGCTCGGAAAGTTGGCAACCATCCAAAACGTCGAATGATTGGATTAAACTTTATCCCTCTTTATTTCCCGAAGTAAAATGGGAAGATGAAGAGCCGACAGAAGTTGAATTGGTAAAGAAGGAAAAATAACTATGAAGATATATGGAATAATTAGAACAGTCTGGAACGGAAGCAGTTATTCTTCCAATCCATACGAAGATATATTCCTTTATTTAAGCGAAGACGAGCGAGATAAGGAAATGGCGCAATGCGTTAATAATGGTGATGTTCAATACGATACTTTTGAAACAGAAACGGAGGATTAATTATGCCAACAGTACTAAGAGAAACCTATCCAACAGCCAAGAAAGAGCATATATGTGATTTTTGTGCCTGCAAGATACAGCCGGGACAAAAGTATGTCCGTCAGACAAATGTTTATGATAGGACTTTGTATGATTTCGTCACACATCAAGAATGTAAAGAAGTAGCTCATGAATTGAGAATGTACGATGATTGTGATGATAGTGGGCTAGATGGAGAATCTTTTCGTTCAGAATTGGATTCATACGTATATGCCAATCATTATGACGAACACACCGATGATGTTTATACTAGTTGGCAGGTTAATTACTATGAGATGGCGAAGAAAGTATTGAAAGAACTTAAAAACGAATAACTATGGGATTTACAACACCTGCGTTTATACTCAAAAACACACCGGAGCTTCGAGATAAGTTAGTTCGTTTAGGGTATAAAATAGGAAATGAAAGGTATATAAACGATTATTTTTTAGCGACAGACAATGATGAGATGTTTGGAATTGATGTTCCATTTCCTCCTGAACTATGTAATGGGTATATTCATTGCGGAACTAATGAGACTTTGTTCCTTGCAATAGCCGCATTGAGGGATGACACTAACAAGAACCAATGTTTTACTGATGGGAACTTATGGTTTAAATGTGGGGTTGAAATGTGCGATGAAACTATTAAGTATTATCTTAATAGATATAACAGAGAAATTCACAAGGCTACCGTAGAAGAGCTAATAGAACACTTTAAAGGAAAGGGGGTGAATCATGGATAGTGTACAGACACAAACATTTGCTATCAGAGGGAATGACGATGCTATGGCATATATTGATTTTTGTGATGGAGATTTATGTGTTTCTGTTGTAGTAGAAGGCAAACAAGCAGACTTTCACTTTGAGCCTGTTACTTTGAAGATGTTTGCCTATGCTTATAAGTTGCATTGTGAAGAATTTAAAAAGGAGGAATAATAATGAAAGAAGAATTTATAACATTAGAAACAGCGAAGCTGATGAAAAATAAAGGGTTCAGCGAATGTGTATTTACTTTTTATGAAGCAGATGGCGTAGAAGGTGACATGATACTATCTGAAACTTACGATTATTCAGAGAATTTCAATAAAAGAGAGGGTTTCCTTTCTGCACCTTCCCAATCTCTCGCCCAAAAGTGGCTACGTGAAACCAAAAATCTACATATTTCCATCATTAGAGACGCTTGCGGTTATGGCTATGATATATGCAAAGCTGACAATGGCACTCATATAACCGATGGGATATTTGAAGGCACGAATGATGGCGGTCAATGGGACACCTATGAAGAAGCATTGGAAGCTGGAATACAGAAAGCAATTGAACTAATATTAAATACAAAATTATGAAACCATTTGATTTAGAAAAAGCAAAAGCAGGTGCGCCCCTATGCACAAGAGAAGGATTTAGAGCTAGAATTGTATGTTTTGATGCAGATAACAAAAGATTTCCTCTTGTTGTCCTAATTAAAGACTCTGACAATAGCGGTGAATATCCTGCTCTTTATAATAAAGAGGGATTTTTTTTTGATGGAGAAAAAGACCATCCAAAAGATTTATGCATGGTGGGAGAAAAGAAAGAAGGATGGATAAATATATATGAAACATTCATGGAAAGATGTATTGGAGCGGTTCACAAATCAAAAGAAGAAGCCATGCGCATGAAAGTCAATGAAAAAGATGTTACATGCAAAGCTACGGTTAGAGTAGAATGGGAGGAATGATATGTATGATTATGAAAAGATGAAAGCTGAAATGTTTGAAGGTAGCAATACTAGCAAATATTCCAAAGGAGAAGTATTAAATGAAGTGTGTGATGATAGTTGGGAAGTGATGTGTTGTATAGAATTCATGGAAAACTTGGTTTTCTAAGAGAAATACCTTCTTTAGGGAATATGGTACAAGATAGGAGATTTGTTTCATTAATATGAAAATAGTTTATGAAAAAAGTAATTTTAAAAAAGCTTATTCTCCAAAATTGGAGAAAACAAAACAAGGAAATATCTTTTAATGAAGATATTACTAAAGTATATGGTCAAAATAAAGCAGGTAAGTCCTCTCTTCGTCATGCATTCCTATGGCTTATTACAGGATATGATGGGGAAAATAGAATGAACTATAATTTGTTCGACAATACTAAAACATATACACCAGAAGATTCTCCTGCTGCTGTCGTTGAGGCTATCATCGAGGCAAATGGATATGAATATTCATTGAAAAAAACAGCAGAAGTGGGATGGATTAGACGTAGAGGAAGCAATTCTTATGAAAGAAAAGGGACAGATGATTATAAGTTCTTTATTGACGGAGTAGAATTGAGTGCCGGAAAGTATAAAGAAAAGGTTGCAGATTTATTTTGTGATTTGGAAGTTCTTCGCTCTATTTTGGATATTAATTACTTTTTATATTTAGATTGGAAAGAACAACGTAAATATCTTGCTGTAATGGCAGGTGAAATAACAGAAAACGACTTAACGGGTAATTACAAGGAATTATTAGATCAACTAGAGAAGTATTCACTCTCTGAATTAAAAGCCCGAATTTCGTCAGATATTAAACCTCTAAAAGACTCTCTTAAATCCCTTCCTCTTACGATAAAAACTTTGGAGGAAAATCTGCCAAATGTAGAAGAGGCGGAAAGTGCTAAGAAAGCCATAGAAGATTATAAAAATCAAATTTCGGATATAGATAAAGAATTACAAGGAAGTGCTGAATCTATTAAACCTCTAATAGAAAAGAGAAATAAAGATTTGCAAGAAATATCTGATTGGGAACGGAATATTAGAACTGAAAAAGAAAAATACGATGAAGAACAGAATAAGATTTCAGCTTCTATTCTTTCTAATATATGTTCTGTAACAGAAGAGAATAAAAATATAGATAATAAAAACGAAGAAAACCGAAGAAAAAGAAGAGTTTTATCTGATAAAATAAAATCATTAAATATAGATTTAGGAATTCTAAATGAAAGAAGAAATAATCTATTAACTAAATTGGATGAATGTTTGGAAAAGGAATTTTCAGCAGATAAATGTTCTTATTGTGGACAAACTCTTCCTGATGACAAATTAGAATTATTAAAAAAGGAGTTTTATAAACAAGTAGAAATAGAAAAAGAAAATATAATAAAAGAAGGGCTGAATGTAAAAGCAAGAATTGATGATGTAACTAAAGTAATTGCAGAATGTGAAGAGAATCTTGCTGATATTCCGACTGCTCTTTTGGAGAAGAAAGATCTGTCTACTTTACAAAAAGAATATGATGAAGTTCAACAAAATGTTATCCCATTTGAGCAAACTGAAAAATATAAATCATTAGTTAGCTTATTAGAAGAAAAGAAAAAGACAATAACAACTATTCCTGAACAAGATAATTCAGGTCTACTTTCCATGAAAAAAGCTTTAATGTCGAATATTGAAGAGGAAAGCAAAAAAATGGGACTTATTGATGAGCGCAAAAAACAAGAGAAAAAAATAGAAGAATTTAAGAAACAACTGAAAGATACTGCCAATGCTTTAGCAGAACAAGAAAAGTTAGATAATCAAATTAAAACATACGAAGAAGAAAGAGCTAAGATTATTTCTGATAGAGTAAATAAATTCTTCAAACGGTGCAATATTACCATGATGTCGCAGGATAAATCCGGTGTTTGGATTCCTGATTGCGTGATTACTGGAATAGATGGAGCAATTGCCGCTACATCAAACGGTGCAGAAAGAATACTTATTGGTATTGATATTGCAAATGCTTTTGCAGATTTCTTTAATGTAAGTTTGCCTCTGTTTGTTGATGATATGAATCTAATAGATTCTAGCAATGAAATAAAAACTTGTCATCAATTAATCGAATTAATAGTAAATGATAGTGATAATGAATTAAGAGTAAAATATTAATTTTTAAAAAGTAAAAGTTATGAATGAAAATTTAAGTCGTGTTTATTTTAATGGTAGCGAACTTAGTTACAAAGTTAACGGGGTTGAAGTTATAAATGGTGAATTTCCTGATAAATATAATTTAAAAGGAGATTATTTAATTAGTGGAGAAGATCTAGCTGCTATCACGGTTGCTCTGAATAGCAATAAGGGGTGTATTTCTAGAATAGATATTAATGGTTATCGTTTTAATATCTTGATTGAAGATTCAGATAATATAATGAAAAAAATTAAAGAAGAACTAGAAGAACTAGAATCAGAGAAAAAAAAATATAAAGAATTATACTTCAAATACATTCATTTCAATAATCTTCCGTGGTATGAACGTATCTTTAAAAAAATAGAAATAGAAAAATGAATAACAATTTAAGTGTAAATGTAACCCTATCTGAACTGAATGGGGTTATCATAACTAATGATGAGGTGGGTGGGGTGGAGGAAAAAGGTATTTTTATCCCACTAAGATTTAATACAATATATAGGAACAGGAAAGGGGAATATATACTGACATTGAAAGCTGTTGAGAAA